ATGGACATTTTAAAACGGATCGCTGAGCACCGGGCCCGCGAAGAAAACCTGATGTGGAGAGGAACATTCGCCGAATATTTGCAACTAGTACGTAAAAATCCGCAAATTGCCCAGACGGCGCACTCACGCGTCTACAACATGATTAAAAGCGCGGGGGTTGAAGAGAACGAGGACGGCTCACGTTCGTATCAATTTTTTAGTCGAGAAATCTTCGGATTGGATCGTTCTGTTGAGCGCCTAGTGGAGGAATATTTCCACTCGGCTGCACGTCGTCTGGATGTCCGCAAGCGCATCTTGCTCTTAATGGGACCTGTCAGTGGCGGTAAGTCTACGCTCGTGACGATGCTCAAGCGGGGACTGGAGGAGTATTCCAGGACGGAAGCCGGAGCGATCTTTGCACTTGATGGTTGCCCCATGCACGAGGAGCCTCTTCATCTTATTCCGCACGAGCTGCGTCCAGAGGTAGAAGAAGAGCTGGGCATCAAGATTGAAGGAGAATTGACGCCCTATAACCGGATGAGGCTGGAGACCGAATACGGAGGGTGCATCGAGGATTTCCCTGTTCGCCGGATTTTGTTTTCCGAAGCCAATCGTGTCGGGATCGGTACATTTAGCCCTTCCGATCCGAAGTCACAGGATATTGCCGATTTGACGGGGAGCATCGACTTTTCGACGATTACGAAGTACGGCTCTGAGTCTGACCCTCGTGCGTATCGTTTTGATGGGGAGCTGAACAAAGCCAATCGCGGATTGATGGAATTCCAGGAAATGCTGAAATGCGACGAGAAATTTTTGTGGCATCTCCTGTCGCTGACACAGGAAGGAAACTTCAAGGCAGGTCGTTTTGCCCTCATTTCTGCAGATGAGCTGATTGTTGCGCATACGAACGAATCGGAGTACAAGGCTTTTATTGGGAATAAGAAAAATGAGGCACTGCAATCTCGGATTATCGTCATGCCGATGCCGTATAATCTGCGTGTCAGTGATGAAGAAAAAATATACGCGAAATTAATTAAGCAATCCGACTTAGGGCATGTGCATATTGCACCGCATGCGCTCCGGTCAGCAGCAGTCTTTTCCATTATGACCCGCTTGAAAGAATCGAAAAAACAAGGGGCCGATCTGCTGAAAAAGATGCGGCTGTATGACGGTGAATCGGTGGAAGGCTTCAAGGGAGCCGATCTGGAAGAGCTGCGTAACGAGCATGCCGATGAAGGAATGTCCGGTATTGATCCGCGTTATGTCATCAACCGGATCTCCAGTGCACTGATCCGTCGCGACACGGAGTGCATCAATGCGCTTGATATTCTTCGGGCGCTAAAAGAAGGCTTTGACCAGCATCCGTCCATCACCAAGGAGCAGCGGGAGAGGTATATGAACTTCATCTCGATCGCGCGTAAGGAATACGACGAGCTGGCGAAAAAAGAAGTGCAGAAGGCGTTTGTCTACAGCTACGAAGAGTCGGCAAAAACGCTCATGGATAACTATTTGGATAATGTGGAAGCTTATTGCAACATGAACAAGTCTTACGTTAAATGATATGTACATCGAGGAAAGGATATACCTTCCTCAATCATATAGATGGATTTCAATTTCAAACTGATATGGTCCTGTCCAGTCTGTATCTCTTCTGTATTTGATTTCGCGAACGATTTCCTTTAGCAAGGCATTCTGTTCTTTAATGGAACCCGCGCTTTTATATTCCGTCAGTGCCTTTTTGATCATAGGGAGAACCTTTAGAGCCTGATTCAGACGACCTGCTTCCAGCTCGACTTGCTTCTCAGCAGCTTCAAGCTCATTATCTAACTGCTTTAGCTGCTCTTGCAGCAATCTGCTTCTTTCTAAAAACGTGTCTTTATCATAGGTGCCATCTTCCAACAGATCGTGTAGGTTAGTTTTGCGGAGGTTGGTTTTTTTTATGTCTTCTTGAATGCGCAATACCTTTCTTTTCGCCAAATCAAGGGCAGCATCGTCAGGCTGAGAACGACGCTTTTTCGCTGTTGCGCGCAGGTGGTCAAAGATTGTTTCGAGTTGACGAAGAAATACTTCCTCAACCTTATAAAGCGCGATCATTTTTGTATCGCAGCGAGTGGTATAGCAACTGAGGTACTTATTTGGCCGATTAGTAGGTTTATTCGCAAGCATAGCCTTGCCACACTTTTTGCATTTCAGAATACCAGCAAACGGGTTGAGGATATCATGATTTTTTTTGACCGGTGCTTCACGGCGGCGAGACAGTGCTTCCTGGGCCTTTTCCCAGAGCTCAGGATCAACAATCGGTTCATGTGCTCCTTCGAGATAAGCCATCTGCTCTATGTCATGCACCTTTGTATAAGAATATGTCCCGTCTTCATTTTTTGACCACTTGGTACGACCAAATACTTGATCGCCTTTGTATTTGGGGTTTTTTAGGATTCTACCGACTGTTACATGTTGCCATTGCGGTAGACCAGTAGGAGAGGGGATACCGAAATCCATTAGCCGCTGAGCTATTGCACTTCTGCCCAGACCATCTTCTACACACCACTGAAAGATCATACGGACGACTTTAGCTTCTTCTTCTTGGACGACGAGTCGTAGACTATCGTCTTTTCGATATCCGTAAGGTGGCTTTGTGGACTGATCTCTACCTGATGTCGCGCCCCTTCTTCTACCACCCTGTAACCTCTTTTTTATCTGCTTGTACTCCATGCGAGCCAAAAAAGTTTTTACTTCAACTGTAAACTCGCCTGATTCCTCGTTCAAGTCCAAGGTTTCTTGAGGGGTCAGAATGAGGGTTTGACTTTCTTTAAATGTTCGCTCGATTCGACCCTGATCCATCTTATCTCCGCGTCCAAATCGATCCAAGTCCATGACTAAAATACCGTCATAGTTCAAGTCCTTTACTTTTTGGAGCAGGGCCTGCATTTCCGGTCTCTCAGCAATATACTCCCCTGACACGACTTCTTCAAAGATGTCCACGATATTATGCTCGTTTTTTCTGGCAAAAGCGAGGAGTTCTTTTCTATGTTTGGTGAGAGTATCATACTCTTCGCCGCGTAATGCAGCTTCACGCTCAGTTTCTATATCTTTTCTTGATTTACGCAGGTATATGGCGATATCAAGATTCTTCAAGTGTGTCACCATTGCAAGATACCTCCGGATAAAAAGGGTATTATTATCAAATAACCTCGATACCAGTATACGCCAAGATTAGAAAAAAACGTATTGCCTGTTGGGCACTAATGATATACTCCTTCTGTACAATAGAATCGGCTCCTCAAGGGTGGTCGGCTCACTCCATTCCCAAATAGGGAGGGGGTGATGTCTGTGGAGGTATTTCAAGCGCTACAATTGATGTTCCTTTTCGGAATGTTTGTTCTCGCCTTGTTGACCTACCTAAAGAAAAAATAGACCTCCCTTGAGCTTGGCAGCCAGGAGGTCTATTCCTACGTAATCGAGCTGACGCCCTAGAGGGCATCTATTGTGCAGGACCGTTGATGTTCCAGCATCAGCGGTCTTTTTTAGTGTATATTCGTTACGTCTAGTATATCCCATTTTTTCCGTTTCGGAAACAGATCAATTGTTTGGGTATATAGGGTAGCGCGAATAGACAAATACAGAGAACAAACCGTATGGACAACGGATATCTGTCGATTAAAGTCGAACAATTGAAAAAGTTTTTTTATCGGTAAAGTGTATACTGATGTATAATGTTAAAATTTATAACCAGAAGTTAGCGGAGGTAAAACTTTGGCACAAGTAGAACGGAGAGTGTCCCAGAGTGTGAGGGGTGTTCTGGAAAAAGGCGGTTTCGCGAGGAGAAAGATCGCGGCTGAACTCGGGTTTCAGCCAACTGTTTTTGATAGGTGGATTAATGGGACAAGACCATTTCCACTAAAGGAACTTATCTCGACAACAGAGTACCTGGGAATGGATAAAGACTATTTTTTTGAGGACTACCTACTTGACTGCTGGTATGCCCCAAAAGACAAGTCAGAACGCGTTAGAGACTTTCTGTGCTATACGAGAACGGAAGGTTTTCGTATGTACTCTGACAAGTTGGTTAGTATGCTACTTGAAGAAGGAAAGCAACTTAGGAGTCTTTATGAGACGGGGTTGTATTTGGATGAGAAGGGACTATGTGAAGAGGCGGAATACTTTTATACACTCGTAATTGATAACGAACGAGATCGTCTTGCGGAGCACCTTGCACTCAGTTACTATCGTAGATTCATGATCGTACGGGATTGGGACATGGACTACGCCTTTGAAGCAGCTACCAAGCTGAGTGAACATATACGGACATTACCAGAAGATGTTATGTTCGAGGCGTACACCAACATCATGACCGTGTTTTACGTGTTAGACAAGTGGGATCATTTGAAGAAATATGGCGAAGAAGCAAGGACGTTGATGGAGCGAGCTAGTACAAGAAACACTAACCTTTACGCAAAGTGCTTGTCCTACTTGGGTTTTGCCTATCGAAATAAGAAAGAGTTTGATAAGGCGTTAGATGCCCATAGGCTATGTGGAGAGCTAGGAGCTACCTTTAAAGTATGGGATGAACTGAACACTTGTGTTGTTTTACTTGAAGCTGGTGACCATGGTAAGTTGAATGAACTCATAGAATTAATTCATAGGTTTCCTATGGAGGCAATAAATCATTTGGACCATATTTTTCAGGCGCTTTTAAAGAATAGGGATTTTTTACAGATAGAGAAAATTATCAGTGAATTTCACCCAATCATTCTCGAACTTTTTGAAAAAACAGATCCGTATAATTTGAAGAGGGCAATTCGGATTAGATTATTCATAGCGGAATCCTATGTTCATTTCGCAAACTACACTGCTGCGAAGAGTAAATTACAAACTGCTCTAAACTTGGCTAGGAAAAAGAAACTATTTAATTTGTACGATGATTGCATGAGGGTGTTCTGGTTGCTTGAAGGTATCGAAAGTAAAAAGTTTTGCGCAGGATGCAAAAAAGACATCCAAGAGGATGTCCGAGGATTAACTACCAACCACCACCACTATCCTTTTGCTTAACAACAATAACCTTATCATATCGGGAAGGAGACCATCCTCCGCCACTATCTGCCGATGCTCCAATCGCAAGTGTTAGTGTCATAAGCGCTGCTAATGCTAGCGTAAGTAATGAACGTTTCATACGTACCACCTCACAAAATGTTTTATTACGTTAAAGCTTATCATAAATAATTCAAAAGACAAATAAAAAAATCCATTATTGTAAGTAGATGGATGTTGGATTCCTCTATTATTATACAAATATACAGTTTTAGTAAAAAATGTATATTGGCTATCAGGGGGTTGCAACAGATGAAATCACTTTCAATACTTGAAGTGCAGATTCTATGTGGAGTATTAAAGAATAATCAACACTCGGAAGATATAGCTTACATCATAAAAATGCTGACCCAAACAAATAAAAACGCCAAACTCCTTGCTTAAGGAGAAGGCGTTTTTATTTGTTTGCAGCTTTGAAGTTGGCGATCATGCCGCGAAGCAAGTCGAGTTGTTCAGGTTGCAGTGGGGTTTTAAGTAGCAAACGAGCCAGTTCTTTGCTGGCGTCTGAGACGTTTGGATCGTCGATTACCTCTAAAAAAGCTTTGTAGTAGTCCGGTACTCCTGGTGGTAAAGTTTCATTCTCTGGATGCTGATCGATACCAGATACACCGTAGCCTGCCAAACGCATCAGTTCTTCATAGTCACAGTTTAAACCATCAGCGAGTTTCTTTATAGTATCGGCTTTTGGGGTGCCCCGTTGACCCGTCTCAATTTGAGAGATGTGTGCGTGTGATACATTAGCTCTTTTAGATAATTCCCTAATAGAAAGGGATTTACTTTCCCGGATTTGCTTAAGTTTTTTGCCGAAGTCCAAGTAACATCACCCTCTCATATTGTTAACGTTTGTGAACACTATAATTCTAACATGCTCACTAACGAAAACAAATGTTTTCAAAAAGAACCAAAAGTGGTTGCAAAAGGTTACAATGGGTGTTATTATGTTCACATAAAGAACCACCTGAAAGGATGGTGACAATGAAAATAAAGGTTAAGACTCAAGAATTTGCCCAGGTACGAATAAAAAAGGGCTATTCTCAGCGCGGGCTTGCACTAGAAATCAATAGAGCGGTGTCTTATATTTCACAACTTGAGAGCGGAAAAAGAAACCCTAGTCCTCAAGTGGCAAAAGAGATATGCGATGCGCTCGATGCTCAATTTGAAGACATTTTTTTTATAGAAAGTGTTCACAAAAGTGAACAAAAACCTGCTTAGGAGTGATAGGGATGACCGACAAAAAGCTAGTCATCCAAACTACAATTAGCTCCATCCATGGAAAGGTATCCGAGAAACAGACGGACAGTCGCGGAGAGATTATATATTTTCCGTCTCTGATATCTGAAGAACGGTCCTAGCCAAAGTTCACGTTCTTCCGGCAGAACCATTCGACGGATGGTTCTGAAAATCCTACAAGAATGGAGGGAACCAGACAATGAGACAAGCCGACGTTCATACCCTTTATCAAGGGGGGAAGAGCATGAATCAAGCACCGGAATTTTACGTTGATGGTCAGCCAGCTAAAGTGGTTTACGACAACAACGGACAGACCAAGGTCACTTTGGTCGGTAGATGGTTTTTCATGACTCCCGAAGAGGTCGGCGAAGATTTTCGCCAGCGAGTAGAAGACGGTGACCTACGCTGCTGCCGGATTAACGATCTCATCCAGGATATGTACGAGAAAAGGACGAGCGCCGGATGACCGGTGCTTCGAAGGACAAGCCTTATCCTTAAACCACACAACTGCATAGAGCGCCGAAGAGCGGGAGCGAGCGATTTGATCTGTGAAAGCAGGGAGCCGCGCCATAATACATTCCACCATTTCGCCGGGTAAGGGTGAAACAAGGTCAGGTGGGGGTCACTGCCATGATTCGACGCTGCATGCAGTTGTGTGATGAAAGTGAGGTGAGACGAAATTGATACGCAATCGAGAATAAAGATAGTCCCCCATGGTGAGCATCCAAGGGGGAGTCTGGAAGATGAGCTATCTATAGGGTATCAAATCTGATTGCGTAAGCGTAGTAGAACGACCACACGAACAATAGGTAATCTCCTAAATGATTACGGAAGGAGCAGAGTGTAATGGAATTATTACGTGAACTATTACGAGAAGCGCTGCTGACAAATAACATCACTCAGACAGCGATGGCGCAAAAGATTGGGACGAGCCAACAGAACATCAGTGACTACATATATGGAAAGCGTGCTATCCCGCCTGAACACATAATCGCAATTGCAATTGAATCAAGGTGCCCAGAACTGATTTACGAGTGGGAAAGGTCAATCGGAATTCGGATGGATGGTCATTTAAACAACATCAATTTGGAACCATTGCATGTAGCTGCAAAATGGCTAGAGGAAGTCAAGGAAGCTGAGAAAGCAATGTTAGAGCTTTTTCCAAAGCTCGTAAATCGAACTACACCAGAAGATTTTGATTGCGAACAGCTCCGGGAAAAAGTACAGAACACGCTTGATGAAGTATACGACTCTGAAAAAGTGAGTAGGTATCTACGGTTTAGCTTTACCAAGATGGGGTTTGATCCACGTGATGCCGAGCGAAGAAACGAAGCAAAAAGCAAAGCTCGTGGCTATCGGATCATGGTGAAGAAAAGAGTCCTATGCCCGATGGGAGGGATTCAATAATGAGTCTCGACTGGAATGCTCGAGTTCTAGAGGTTTTAGAGAGGACATACAACTACGATGCTGCGATGACAGAACTATTAATGTCAGAGACTGCTAAGCAATACACCACACCAACAGAGCAGAACGAAAACTATCGAGCAAGATTGAAGCAATTTAAAGCAGATATAAAGGAGGCGACAGTATGAAAGACCTGACAACAGCTCAAGGAGTCATTGAATTGGTTTGTGACGGAGATCGGCCATTGGGCCGAAAAGTGATTACAATCGGCGAAATAACTGAACTAGTGCTGATGACAGAAAAAGAAAAAACCGCCTGCAGCGAACAGACGGCTTAGAAAATACAAGTTAATCGAAGAGTACCATATCTTTCCGGGGAGGACAAGCCTTTGAAAAAGTCAGTGGCTTCTCAAATAGCAGAATTACAACGCGAGCTTGAAAATGCGGAACAAGCATATCGACAAGCTGATGATGATTGGCGAGCGGTAGATGTTCAATACGTTCAAATGAAACGGCTTCGTGAGGAACTAGATGTTCATAAACGTGATTTGGCCCATGAGATAGAGTGGCGTGAAAGAGAAATCGCTTCATTACAGGAGGAGTTGAAATATGAGCGTGTTAGCGCCTGATTTCCCTACTTATGTTGAGCGAACAGAGAATTTCCGTAAACAGCACAAAGATCAACTGGCATTCGATATAACAAATGAAGCTTTGGAAAAGGAAATCAGAACACTGATGTTTGAGTTGGAAGATATCCAAGATGCGCAGGCAGCGGCAGAGATACGTAGCGAGTTAGAGAGCATTTGGGAGTTCAAAAATGATTATTTGCCTTACGATAACTGGCTAGCTGTTCAGGAGCAAAAAAGAGAGTTAAAAAAACTTGCATGATAAAGCGGGCTTCGGCCCTGCTTGCAGGATCAGTTGAACTGGTTTTGCAAGGAGGCTCGAACCTCCAAATTAATATACGGGGCAATCAAGAGCGTGGCGCAGTCAACGGAGCTGTAACGGCCGCGTAGAGGTTGGGACGCGGCGCCTCGTGACCAAGAGGAAAGGAGGGTGGATGATAGGGTGTGGAGCAAGCCAATCAACGTAAAGGAGCGTTATGACCTGATTGGAAAGACAGGGACTCTAAAGCACAAAGTCACCATCGTAGATGCAAAGGAAGAATTCCATGGGGTCGATGTCAAAGTACGCGATTTCAGAGGATCAGAATACTGGACCACACTGGATGATGTTGAATTAGACAACGAAAAAGACTCCGCTGCAACGGAGCCTTTAGATGGAACACACAGCTAAAGAAGTTACTTCTAGCGTAGCGCGTTAACCTCTAAAAAACAAGAGGGAGGATAAAGTCATGCAGGCATTACGGTTAGTAAATACGTTAAACATGCAGCATGAAGACTGGCTGGAATATCGACGGCTTGGGATCGGAGGTTCTGATGCGGCAGCTATTTGCGGTTTGAGTCGCTACAAATCACCAATGTCAGTCTATCTTGAAAAATTAGGTGAGTTACCTCCAGTTGAGGATAACCCCAAAATGAAGGCAGGAAGAATCCTGGAGCCTGTAATCGCTGAGTGGTTTGCAGAAGATACCGGATATAAGGTATGGCGCCGAAATGCAATATTCCAGCACCCGGAGCATCCTTTCATGTTGGCAAACATAGATCGATGGTTACCAGGGCAGAATGCAGGTTTGGAATGCAAGAACACCGCTGAATATTGCAAGGATGATTGGGCTGGAACACAGGCTCCAACAGAGTACATTCTTCAATGCAATCATTACATGGCGGTTACAGGGGCGGATAGATGGTTTATCGTCGTTCTGATCGGTGGCTGGGACTTCCAGTGGCGGGTAATAGAGCGAGATGAACAACTGATAAAGAATCTGATCACGATTGAAAAAGGATTTTGGGAAGAGCATGTGATGGCAAAAGTTCCGCCAGCTTTTTCTCATCAAGATACAGTGTATCTCAAAAATAAGTACTCCGAATCTGTATCGGATTCTTCCGTCGAGTTGCCTGAGGATGCATACTCGATCATTCAAGAGTTACACCAAGCAAGAGTAGATAAAGCTCAAGCAGAAAAGCGTGAGGAAGCTGCAAAGAATCAGATTAAGGGTTATATGCAGACGAGTGAAAAAGCGTTTTTCCAAGGCGATCTTCGCTTTACATGGAAGACCGGGAAGCGTGGTCGTACATTTCGAGTAATTGGAGGCGATGAATAATGTCAGAAGACAAGACGGTAAATCAGTCAGCATTAGCCGGGCAGCTGGCACAGCGAACAATGACTAAGGCTGAAAATTTCAATGCCGTAATCAAGAAGGAACTTGCAGATAACTTTCAGGCTATCAAATCTTTGGTTCCTAAGCATATGACCCCAGAGAGATTAGCACGAATCACATTAACAGCTATCAGCAGGACTCCATTGCTTATCGAATGCACGCCAGCATCAATCGTGGGTGCCGTGATGAATTGTGCGACTTTGGGGCTGGAGCCTAATTTAATCGGACATGCCTATTTAGTACCTTTTAAAAACAACAAGACTGGTCAAATGGAGTGTCAATTCCAGATTGGTTATAAGGGCCAAATTGATTTGATTCGGCGCACAGGAGATGTGTCTAAGATTTACGCTGAAACGGTCTATGAAAACGACTTGTTCATTTATATCAAAGGTGAGGACAAGCGTTTGGTTCATGTTCCATTCGATATGGTTCATAACCTGGAGAACTTTGTACCGAATAAAGATGACTTCATGGATATTATGATGGCTCAAGCTGTATCTGCAATTAAAGATCGTGGGGCGAAGGATGAGGGAAAACCCATTCGGTACTATTCCGCATATCGATTAAAAGATGGTTCTTTTGATTTCGTGACGATGACGTCAGAACAATGCATAAAACACGCGATGATTCATTCTAAATCCAAGAAAGATGGCAAGCTAGTGGGCACATGGAAAGACCACTTCGAAAGCATGTGCAAGAAAACCTGCATCAAGGAAATGGCGAAATACATGCCGATCAGTATCGAGGTACAAGAAAAGCTGGCAACCGATGAAGCAGTGCTGAAGCTTCGTAAAGATAACGGCATTGAGTCTGACAACATTTTTGATGTGGATTACAAGGTAGTAGATGAGGGGAATTCTGAGCCCGAGCAAGAGGCAACAGAGCAATGATTGAACGATGGTTTCCACTCCCGGACTTGTATCGGTTGTATGACGATCCTGAGACGTTAAAACGATTCGCAGCGGCATACATGAGGCGGTACTATCCGGGATGGATACCACTCAAGATCAACCAATACAGAGTACTGGCACAAAGGCAAGGTGATGAGAATGGGCATGTTTCATGAAGTGCGTGCTGTTCCAAAACCCCAGCATAAGCGTCGAGTGAAGAAGCGAAAGGATCGCGGAAAGATCACTCCCAAGGTATTCGCTGAGGTTTGGGATCGGGATAAAGGCTGCTGCGTACTTTGCAAGAAAAACGAGAAGCAGGCTTGGACGTTGGAAGAGCACCACATCAAGTTTCGAAGCCAAGGGGGTACAGGAGAAGCCTGGAACGTTGCGTTGGCATGTGGACCAGTCACTCAGACCGGAACATGTCACTGGAAGGCTCACAACACGAGAGCAGGCCGCGAAGCGTTTGAAGACTATCAGCAGAGGGTGCTCCTGCCTCTCTATCAGGTAGGGGCATCATGACACAACAGGAAGGAGGGGCGGTTGAATGAAGTGGTTTCGTATGTATTCAGAGGCGCGGAACGATGCAAAACTTCGCGTACTGACAGACAGCCAGCATAGAGTGTGGTTTAACCTTCTGTGCTTAGCGGGAGAACAATTCCAACGCGGCACGATATCGGGCTATGATGACGAACTGTTAGCAGTAGAGGTGGCAAATGGTGATGTCGGACTACTCCAAGACACATTGGTTAAACTCGAAAAGCTACGAATGATTGTTAGAAATGAAACGGGAATCATTTTCAGTAGTTGGGAAAAAAGGCAATATGACAACCCATCTGATCGCCCGAAATCAGTTAGTGAACGGGTAAGAAAGCATCGAGATAAAACGAAAAGTAACGAGAGACAACTCGAAAAACCAAAACCTGTAACGAACAGTAACGACGATGTAACGGGATGTAACGAATTTGAAACGACTAGTAACACGCTATATACAGATACAGATACAGAATCAGAAACAGATTCAGAAGAGAAAGAACTACTACCACCTATATCCTCCGTCGCACAAAAACATGAACCAGTGGTAGTCATGGTAGGTGATCGGAACCTTCATGTTTTCAATAGCGTGATTGACCAATACAAGCATTATTTCAACTTCGACCCTAATCCAACCATCATGCAGTTACTACATAGCTATCTCGATGACGGGGTACAGTTGGACATGCTGGCGTGGGTAATGAGATATGCAGCGGAAAAAGGTAAGGCGTGGGACTATGCAAAGGGAACGCTTGAGAAGATGTTCGTTCAAGGAGTACGGACTGCAGAACAAGCAGAAAAGGCGCATCAGGAATATATGCAACAGCAGCAATCGCAAAAGGTTGTCCCTATTCGAGATAGCAAGTTGAGAGTAGACAAACTCCCTGAAAGTGTTCAGTGGCAAATGCAACAAGAGAAGGAAGGGACAAAGATTTCGCAGGAAGCAAAAGGCATCAACGATTTTCCGGAAATGGTTGAACGGCTGCAACGGATGAGGTCGAGAGCATAAAGGGAGGGTTGGGCATGCAAACACTGGTTTTTATCGAGAACGGACGTCCGGTTACAGACAGCTTAACGATCGCAGATGTTTTTCAAAAGGATCATCGGAATGTTCTTCGTGATATCGAGATCCAAATCGAAAAGCTTATCGAGGCGGGCGAACGTGAGTGGGGGTTGCTCAACTTTGAGCAGACCCGATATCAGCACTTTCAAAACAAACAATGGTATCCAAAGTACAACATGACCGAAGAGGCGTTCACCCTCGTAGCCATGTCGTATGTGACGCCAGAAGCTATGAAAATGAAGATTACATTCATTCAAGAGTTTAAAAAAATGCGTGAGCAACTCGCTTCAAACATTGTTCCCTTGGATGAGCGACGGGTGAGGATGGAGTTATTTAAACAAGCTATTGAACACGAACAGCGGCTTGAGAGTGTCGAGAAAAAAATTCAGGAAATCGATTTCAAGGTTGAGACGCAAATCACCCTAAACAGCCGCGAACAGCGTATTTTGCGAAAGGCAGTACAAAAGCGTGGCATGATGCTTGCTGAACAGGTTACTTTCCGTCAATTGACAATGGTTCGGGATGGCATTGGAGAGGACATTCAAAAGGTTCGTAAGCAGTTAATTCGTGAATTGTATCGTGATTTATGGGATCGGTTTGGAGTAACTAGCTACGCTGACGTTCTAAAAAAAGACTTGGATGCTGCACTTGGATATGTAAGCAACTGGATACCACGTCAGGTAGCTTAGGGGAGGGTTCAACATGAGATTGAAAACGACTCAGGCGAACCGGGGAAAAGGTTTTGAAGACATCCTGAACTTCACGAACCTTCAGTACGAAAGAGCAGGCATAGCCTTAATCAACAAGCGACCAACACCAATAAAGGCAACAAAGACAAAAGGCAGCCGTGTCCTGGCGGGATACTTCGAGGATAAGTCCACTGTGGATTATGACGGTGTGTATCGGGGGCGGGCCATCTACTTTGAAGCCAAAAGCACGCGAGAACGGACAAGGTTTGATTTAGATAATATCAGCCGTCACCAGATTGAGCACCTGGAGAAGGCTGAACGAAACGGGGCAGTTTGCTTCCTGTTGATTGAGTTTGCCACTACCCGAGAGGTGTTTTTCATGCCACTAGCTACGATCAGGCATTACCTCTTGCATGCAGCAAGCGGAGGAAGAAAGAGCATACCTAAAGACGAGTTCGATGTCTATGGGTACGCCGTAGAGGCAACCACGCGCGCTGCACTTGATTATCTCCTGCTTGTGGACAAGCTGTTGGGTAACGAAGCTGCATGAGCTTAGGTAAAGGGAGAGTGTGGAAGATGAGCAGATTTCATAGAGCTCCAAGCAGATTTGGAACTGATATGAGAGCGAGAAAAAGGGATGAGGCCATAAGTTCAGCGGTAGGCGAATGCATTACCAGACCAATGACCGAGGAAGAACGAAAGAGACTAGATTTAATACCAAAGCCTCGACTGAAAGAACGTATTATCGGCATGAGCATTACGACTGACAGAGCTATGAAACGTAAGAGTTATCTTGGATAAGCCCGCCCATGACCATCAAATAATTCCCGGATGTGATTATATACCCTAACATGCATGTCCGGGAAAACAATAGCAACTTCACCTGGGGCTAGTACCAGTCGATCAGATGGTTGCTCTATCACATAGGGTACCTCCAATGCATCGAGCGCTTCTTTCAAATAACTAATTTCACTCCAGTTGACTGAGTAATAAAACGACTTTTCCACAATATCACGCTCCTGACGGAAGCGTAGCACAATCGAGTGCAGCTAGAAAAGGGGGATCAGTATGAACTTTGTAGAGCCAATTCGTGATAAAGAAAAACTCGAAGAACTGAAAGCACTTTTGAAGCAGCAATCAGCACGTAACGGTTTTCTTCTGAACTTTGGCGTTAACACAGGGCTACGAATCTCCGACATTCTGCCATTGAAGGTATCCGATGTACGTGGGAAAACACATCTTGTCATTACAGAGAAGAAGACAGGCAAGCCAAAGCGGTTCAAGATCAACCAGGCATTAAGAGAGGCGATCCAAAGTTATATCGTCGGATTGGAAGACGATGATTACCTGTTCGCTTCCGAAAAGCGGCCTAAACCAATTACAAGGGTACGTGCATACCAGATTTTGAATAGCGGGGCACGCAAGACCGGACTAAGCGAAATAGGAACACATTCACTTCGCAAAAGCTTCGGGTATCACTTTTACCAGCGTACCCGGGACATTGCGACGCTTCAGATGATTTTCAACCACTCGCATCCTGCGATCACGCTGCGCTATATCGGGATTACGCAGGACATTATTGACGAGGCAGTTGATCGGTTCAGTTTGTAGGTTACACAAGCTCAATTATGTAAAACAAGGCGGTGAGACAGATGGCAAGATCACCACTCATATGGTTCGGGGGAAAGGGCAAGGTTGCTCCCCACATTATCAGCAGAATGCCACTTCACAACTGCTATGTTGAACTGTTCGGTGGAGCAGCTCACATGATAGCTCAAAAGCCACCAATCACCAACGAAGTCTACAACGATATTGATGGCGAAGTAGTCAACTTCTTGTTGGTGGCCAGAAGCGAACCACAACGGATCCGGGAAGCATGCGAGTCCATACCATACAGTCGAATGCTCTATGAGAAGTGGAAACGAGAGGAACCTCCAGCAGATGACTTTGAACGGGCGGTGAGATTCTTCTACGTGAATCGGTCGGGCATCGCAAAAGGTAATTCAGACTCTTCATTCTCCACTGATACAGGCTGGAGGCACAGCAGGGAGCATAATACGGCCCGGACGTATCAGTCAGCTTGTCAGGCAATAGAGGCATTTGCAGAGCGGATGAAGACAGTCATGATTGATAACCGTGATTTTAGGGATATCGTCAGGGTGTATGATTCGCCCACTACGCTGTTCTACGTTGATCCTCCTTATATCGGACGGGAAAAGTATTACGCGTTGACAGAGGCGGACAGAGAGGAACCAGAACGGTTGCATCGTGATCTAGCTGAAATCCTAAACACCATTCAGGGCAAGGCGATTATCTCGTATTACGACCATCCACTTTTGGACGAGCTTTATCCGAACTGGAGACGAGACACTTTCAAGTCAGCTCGGCAGGTGGTCAATGGTAACAACAACGTTTCCGAAGAACTGCTACTCATGAACTTTAATGATGGACAGATGACTATTGACGCACTGCTGGGATGATCAAGTTAACAAAATGCTCACGGAGATAAACGAATCGGAAGGAGGCGCGACAGGTGAGTAAAATACCGCGAATTTTGCACTACCCCGGCAGCAAGTGGAGCATGGCTGACTGGATCATCGAGCATATGCCAGAGCATGAGACATATCTTGAGCCGTTCTTTGGCAGTGGGGCAATCCTATTCAACAAAGCTCCTTCCCAAGTAGAAACTGTGAATGATCTTGATAGTCAGGTTGTGAATCTGTTCCGGGTAATTCGGGATCGGGGAGACGATCTGGCAGAAAAACTCTACTGGACGCCTGCTTCTCGTGAAGAATACTACAACTCCTATGAACCATCTGGTGACGAGTTGGAGGATGCAAGAAGATTTCTCGTCCGGTGCTGGCAAGCAATCGGCGTAAAGACAAGCGATCGTACTGGCTGGCGTAGCATCATCAGTCCGAATGGATCTTACTTGCCCAAACAATTTGGCGTGCTTCCGGAAAGAGTGCTACGAGTAGCCGAACGATTAAAAGAAGTGGAAATAGAAAATCAGGCTGCTGGGCAATTACTTGAGCGATACAAACGACCAAAAGTGCTTATCTATGCAGATCCTCCTTATGTTTTAGAGACTCGGACAAATCGACATTACAAGCATGAAATGACTGTAGACGATCATATGGAATTGCTTGATCTACTAGATGATCATCCTGGGCCAGTGCTTCTATCAGGTTACAGTCACCCACTTTACGACGATCGCCTCAAACATTGGCGAAGAGAAACGTTTATGGCCAAAGCGGAACAGGGTGTCAGTAGAACTGAGATCCTTTGGATAAACCCCGTGGCTGCCGAGCAGGTCGGGCAACAGACAATCTTTTCGCTGCCAGGGATATAACGGATGGATACAAATTGTGTAATTTGGAAATCAGTCTTCAATACCAACAAAAGGGATTTTTCCAGACCAAAAACGATTCAGTGCATCCCACCATCGTAATGAGACTGGATGTAAGTAACAAACAAAAACTTCCGGATCTAATTCAACATGTGAGGAATGATTTTGTAATGATTCAAGAAATCCAATTGTCGCAGCTTCTCTAACATAACTGTCACTTTTGGTATAGAGGTTCTCCACAACCTCGAATATGCAAGGAAACTCATCGAGCATTTTCTTTTGATAAAGATCCACAACGTGACTAGTGAAATCTCCAATATCGACATAAAGCAGACGCTCTTCACCATCGCCATATGAGTCACTTACGTATTCTAGCCATCTTTCTTTATAGGAAGGACAGGCAGATAAAAACAAGTCCATAACTTCTTGTTTTTGGATCATTCGATTATCACTCCAACAAAGGTATATCGAAATGTTATCACATTAACAGCTGAATTTTACAAAATAGTTAGGGAGGCAAATAGCCATGAAAGAATACAAAATCAAAGGTCAATCAGGAACTGTTGAGCAGGTCATTACCTTGTCTTCGGAAACACCTGAGCAAGCATTTGAAAAAGCAAAGCAATACTTCCCAGAACGATTGCATGGTCAACTGTCAGTCAGCTCGGATGGTAATGAGTACCGTGAATTACTTCGGAAAAACGGATACCCAGAACGAGTGTTGGACAAGCTCAGTGACGATGAGTGCGAAGGCGAATGCGAGGCGGTGGGGATTGTATGACTAAATCGGAAGAAATCGCGCTGCTGAACACTTTGCACAAGAAGATTGAGGACTGGGAGTGTGACGGGGATACGTGCTATTACGTAACGATTGAATTTGATGACGAGGCGCACCGTGTTCTGAATCAGTTGGGAGTCGATGGTCAGTACATTCAGGTTAATCAGACAGAGGGTAACAATGGAAATTATTATTTGGACATTGCGCCTATCGGATTTCAACATTGTGGAGCAGCGTGGTGGGATTCGTTTATGGGATTCATGGAAGAGCGACCTTAACAAAACGGTAATTTAATTAAGACTCTTTATTGTGATCATCCTCAAAATGAACAAAAGCTTCTTGAAGCTTTGTAACAGCGGACATCCAAATATTAAAGTCGTTTTGCGTATATCCACTTTCACCGTCGATTTCTAGTGTTTCTAGTAACATTCGGATTTCTTCTTTTGAAAGTGAAATCTCCTTAGTTATATTTTGCATTCTCAATGCTCCTTAAAGATGTAGGGTACCCATAATTTAACATAAGGCATTGGCATTCGGTAGTGGGATAGGGAATTTATCAAAACACACGATTTGTTAAATGGGAGGTACGACATGCGCGAACAGGTACAGTGGTTTGCTGGACGGATGGAGTCGAAATTGAAAGAGAACGATCATAAAGGCGGTTGGGATGGTTGCGGCATCTTCTGGCTGAGAAACAGACTGGTAGAAGAAGTCAATGAACTCAGCGACGCAATGGATGCAGGTCACAATAGTGAATCTGGCCTTGATTTGAATAACATTATCTGCGAGGCTGCCGATGTTGCCAACTTCGCCATGATGATCGCGGACAAGGCAAGGAAGCGATTAACAGGAGGGGTCTCCCCCATGAGAGAAGTGTTGGTGGGCAGCGGATATTCTGCTGAAGAAGTCAAGGCAATGAGCGACGAGGAGTGCAGAGCAGAGTGGGACGAGCTTTGTTCACAGTACACGTCTTAACACAACAATCGATGTGATAAATGGGGAGGGAAATTAGATGAGTGACGTATTGGCAAACCGTAGCGCGAAAGATCGCCGGAAACTGGACTACTATCCAACTCCGACGGAAGTAACACACGCACTGATGCAATTCCTGGAGTTGCCAAGTTATCTGAACGTTTGGGAATGCGCAGCTGGTGAGGGGCATATGGCGAACGTGATCGCAGAGTACGGTCACCGAGTAGTATCAACTGACATTCGCGAAACGGGATTTGGTAGCGGCGGAAGGGACTTTTTGCTTGAGGACAAGCTGCTAGCACCGGTCATCATAACAAACCCACCATTTCAAGAGTCAGAGGGGTTCATCAGGCATGCGATCGGTATGGGGGCAGAGGTAGTCGCAATGCTGCTAAAGTCACAATATTGGCATGCTGCAAAGCGAGCCAAGCTATTCGAAGAGCATCCACCAACATGGGTATTGCCTCTGACCTGGAGGCCGGACTTCTTATTCGGAGAGAAAGGCGGCGCGCCGACAATGGAAGTGCTTTGGACGGTATGGGTAGAAGAGCGAACAGATACGAGATACAGAGTCTTGGCGAAACCATTTTAACACAACATTACTTTTGGAAAGGCGGGATACAGTGGCGGGGAAAGAACGGGTTATCACCACAATTCAGTCAGAATTCCGCCTTTTCAGGCAACCTCACAAGATTGGTGATGTCATCGAGGTGAGTGAAAAATCATTTCTGGTCCTTGGGATTGAGCGATTTACTCTGTATGGGCACATGTTGCGGATTTGGTACACATGCCAGAACTTGATGGTGAACGATTATGTATCAATGAATAAGGCCTACAAACAATCGCATGCAGTAGAGCTGGTTACAAAGCTCAAGTTTGATGACGAAAGGATAAAACGCCTTGAGCTTGGCACTATTCATCACCTCAATGGACAGGCTTATAAAATGCAAGAATACACAGAAATCCTCATCAAAGGAATGGATATTGAGATCAGTTTTATTGCTCGCCCGATCTACCCAATTGACCGGAAAGAGGCCAAGGCGAAGCTGTTCTCAGAGCGGCGGAAGAAGTTGAAATTAGAAATTATGTAGGAGGGGAACGGGATGCAAGCAGGACGGGTAATTAAATTTCGCGCATGGGACCCTGATCGGGAAAAGATGATGTTTCCGATGGTACTGAATTGGTGGCAGGATGAAGGAGCTCCAGCATTTATGAGTGAGTTTGTTGATTGTGAAGAGCCACACGAAAGCACATCAAAATACTTGTACGAAGTGGAAATGATGCAATTCACAGGATTGCGCGACAAGAATGGCAAGGAGATTTATGAGGGGGATATTCTGAAACAAGTTTATCGCACTGAAACAGGTAGCTATGATGATCGGATATCATTTGAAGGCCACCACATCGGTTCGGTAGTTATTACTGCAAGTAAGGGTGTCTGCATGAAGAATCCCCTTTGCTACTCAGTTGAAACAGACGAAACAAATCGCTCAAATCAATATAAAGGTGTTGCAGGATACCGTTGCCAAGTGATTGGCAACATCTACGAGAATCCAGAGCTGTTGGAGGTGGGCAAGTAATGGAGGCAGGACGTGAGTTGGATGTGAAAGTAGCGGAGGCGTTGGGCTACGAAGTCGGTAAATTTCCTCCTGATTATTACATTGTCGTTGATGGAGATATTGAAGCGTTGCCTCACTTCTCAAGCAAGTGGCAAGGAATGGGCGTACTGGTGGAGGAAGCGAAAAAGGACGAGATATACCTCGAATACTCACACGTTTTAAAAGGCGGGTATTACGGCATCGCATGCAGCTTTGACGACGGCGAGTATCAAATGGACTATTCTACGGAGCTCGCTTTGCCGACAGCGCCGCATGCTGTAGCTCTGGCGTACCTTATGGCAAGAGGCATCGATATTTAACAAAAGAGAAAGTAAGAAAACGAGAGCATGATCGCCCTCGTTCACTATGAAAATAGCAATTATCAACTGCAAAGATGAATCCACGGAGGGCAAGTCCCCCAGCCCAACGGGGAAGCAGAAGCAGAAGCAGCAACCGGAACAGAAGCTACAATCATTACAGTGAAAACAACAGCAAGCAACTTTTTCATATGTATCACCTCCAGTCGAAGTGTTCTGTAAATAATGTACCATCATTTACAAATTATGTAAAAACATATTTGTGCGGGGAAGTGAAGCTGTTTTGCGTTAAGTGTGGGCAGGTAGCGGAGCAAAAGTATTTAACACAGTATTTCAGGAGTTAATTATCTTCGGTTAATAATCGCATAGAGAGCAATGCCAATAAGAAGAATAGCTCCAAGCAATAAGTAAGTTTTATATTCGGCAGACAAAACATTAATCTGATACATTAACGAACCTCCTAAAAAGAAAAGCCCCCGATCGGGAGCCCAAATATGCGTTCTTCAAACCATATTATACCATGAGCATCTGGACAGGGGGAACGGAAGATGAGCACACGAGCAAAAGAAGTACAGATAGATACTGAAAGCATGACAATCACGGTTCCGGTGGGAAAAAATCCAGCAATGATCCTGGTAGACCCAAAACAAGGTAAAGCAAAGATAGTTCCACTGGTAGAACATGGTGAAACCGTGGTAAAATCAAGTCAGGGAAAGATTGCCAAAGTTGATTACCGCGAGAGCGAATTATTTTAATACAAGCCTGATACCGAGAAACGGGAGGGCGTCAGATTCACACCTACAACGGGTGTGTTCTGGCGCCCTTTTTATTTTGCCCAGAGAGGAGGACAAACCATGGCTAGAATCTACGAAATCATGCACGAGAAGCAGAGGCGTTGCAAAAGGCCAATCAGTTTTTCAAAGCATTTAGAACGGGCAAAAGCCCGATGTAAGAAACTAATACCCACTAGACCGGCAGAAGTAATGACGATGGAAGAGATAAAACGATTGATGGGCGACACAGGAAGACGGCAGTTCCTGAAAGATAAAAGTAACGCACGTAAATAGACGCATTGGGGAGGGGTTCTCATGCAAGATTTACTAAAGAGCTACAAAGAGACTAAGAAAGGATTAAACGACGCCTACGAGCAGCGCAGAGGTGATGCTGAGGCAGGCAACGAGGAGGCAATGGCTGAGCGTCAATTGATTGGTGAGATGCGCGGTGAAGTAGATTGGATCATTGAATGGCTGGAGACAGGGAGACGACCTGGAAACAAGCGAGGAATTGAACGTCGGGCAGCATATGAACGAGAAAAACTCATGGACCCGGTAAGAATGCAGGCGTTTGTCTCTCGGAGTACAGCTGGTAGCCCGTGCAACCTTACTGAGTGGCAGAGATTCCAGCTAGAAGATGCTTTATCCAGTCTTACAGAGCGTGAGCGAGAGTGCTATGTCCTGACGCATGGCGAGGGATTCTCTTTCGACGAAACAGCGCGAATGCTGCAAATATCTAAAAGCAGTGTACAGACCTTAGTCACTCGTGCACAGGCAAAAATATCAGAACGAGTATCGAACAGCCTTTTCCTTGTAGGATAGGCTGTTTATTTTTGTAAAATGTAGGGAAATGGAAAGAGAATGTATTTTGGAGAGAGGAAAGAGGAGAATGGGTCTAGATTTACGAGTGAATGAGACTTGGTTTTCAACTGGGGCATTGCAGTTAGCGATTTACGCTATTTTGCTCTGTGTTGCCTTTATCATCATCTACACAATCGTACCTAGATTTTTACGAGGGATCGTTAGCGCCGCAACCATGTTAGGTGGAATCTACCTATTTGCAAAGTGGATTAGCTAAAAACTCTGTTTTTTGTCATACGAAAGCCCACTATTTGTGAAATGCCTTGTATGAACCCCTCTAACCGCCTGGGAAACTGGGCGGGATTTTTAGACAAAAAAGAACAGGGAATCACTTCCTTTTGCCGAATAAAGTGGATATAAAAGGGAGGGTGTTTATGAAAAGTGACGAGTTAAAGTATACTTGCGAATCTCATATACGTGACTTGGAAAAGAAACTAAATGAGATTTATACGGTTGATGCGCCAACGGAGTTTAAAGACGGAAAGGTTGAAAAAGTTAACATTCTTGATGAATTGTCACGAAATAAAACTTTGGAATCAATTTATTCCGTTGTCGAAGCGGCAGGTGTTCATGAAGGAGAGGTCTTTAGCAAATATTTCGGTTACTTAGAGAATGTTAGAAAGTCGAATAAAATCATATCCGAGTTGCAAGAAAAAGTTGAAAGAGAGCATGCTGCGGATATAAAAAATATTCGTTTATTGATAGATGTATTTAAAATAAAACTTAATGAATCGAAAAGGAGTCTCTAAGGCTCCTTTTTTCTTTTGTCAATAAAAACAGGGTGGTGGTGATGATGTAGTGGCAAGAGCAAGAGACCCGAACCGGGAAAAGGCGCTCGAGATATGGAAACAGTCAAATGGCGATATCAAGTTGAAAGACATTGCCGAACAGCTCGGCATCTCGGAAGGGACAGTGCGGGGATGGAAGAACAAGGACAAATGGGAAGTGTCGTACTGCACACTCCAGGAACCGCAGTTACCCGAATCCACAGTGGAAGAAGATGAACTGTATGATCAGGCAGTCAGTATTGTAGTAGAAGCACAAACTGCCTCTGCAAGTCTCCTGCAGCGGCGAATGCGAATTGGTTACACCCGTGCAGCGAGGCTCATTGATCTGATGGAGCAGAAGGGTGTGGTCGGCCCATATGAGGGCAGCGCACCGCGCAGGGTGTTCCTAAAAGAGTCACCGTCACCGCTGCCAACGAAACTAGACGCTGTGCCGAATCCAACGGAACGCTCCAATCAATCGGAACGGAACGCTCCAATCGTTCCAAAAGTTACGGAACGTTCCGAAGAGGTAGTGGAACACATCGATCCACTTCCAGAAATCGATAACGAAGACGGGTCTCTGACTGATAAGCAGAGGCTTTTTGTTTTGGAGTACCTTCTGGATTTCAATGCGACCAGAGCTGCAATGGCTGTAGGTTACAGCAAGAAAACCGCTCATGTAATTGGCTGGGAAAACCTTAGAAAACCTAACATCCAAGCTGAGATTAAGAGGCAGAAAGAATTGCTATTCGATGAGCTGGGTATAGGCGTGCAGAGAGTAATAGTCGAGTACATGAAGATAGCTTTCGCTGATATCTCTGAGTACGTAGAGTTCGGACAGCAGGACGTGCCGATGTTCACTGAAGATGGCATTCCAATTAACGATCCAAAGACAGGCGAGCAAATGACCTACAAGCGTAACTTCGTCACTTTCAGGAACAGTGATGATGTCGACGGTACGTTAATTAGCGAGGTTAAGCAAGGTAAAGACGGTGTGAGCGTCAAGCTACACGACAAAATGAAGGCGCTGGATAAGTTGGAGAAATACCTTGGCTTCATGACTGAAGAGCAGCGGCTGAAGATTGAGAAATTGAAGCTAGATATTGGCAGTCTACAGTCTGCGGATGACGGTCGTCCGATTGAAGTCGTAGTTCGGAGGTGGTCTCGTGACAAGTCTAGCTCTTGAACTAGACCCTTTTGAGGATTGGGCTCCACACGAAAAGCAAATTGAAGTAATGGAATGCGGTGCCCGCAACGTAGTCATGAACTGTGGCCGTCGCGGTGGTAAAACGAACGTAGGAGCCCGGAAGTTTTTCGATAACATCCTTGCTGATATTGAAGCCGGGAAAGGATTGCCTTATAAGCCACCGTTGAACCTCAAAAAGGTTAAGAAACCCAAACCACGGCTCGAATACTGGTGCGTCGCGCCTGATTACAACATGTCAGAGATTCAACAAGAGGAGCTCTCACAAGTCATTCCCGAAGATATGATCGACATTTGGAACGCATCGGGGAATTTCGTTTGGTTAACGGGATACATTCTGATTCGGTTTAAGTCGGCAGAAAATCCGAAGAAGCTTGTTGGTCGTGGTCTAGACGGCGTATGGCTTGACGAGGCATCGAAAATGAAGCCAGAAACGTGGTCGGGCTATCTTGCCTATGCCCTAGCTGATAAAGGCGGCTGGTCTATCTGGACAACTACACCGGAGGGCATAAACTGGTTTGCGGAGGAAATCGTGCTGCGGGGCCAGTTTATCGATGCAGGGTTAGAAGATGATCGGTACCAGGATGATCCTGATTGGCGAAACTTCTACTGGACTTCGAAAGACAACCCTATCCCTGAATTGCAGAAGAATATCCAGAGGATGATTGAGACGTACCCTGAGCGTTACGTGAAGCGCGAGATTTACGCGAAATTCAACGTTTTCCATGGTCAGGTGTATGAGGAGTTTGACCGAAGCGTTCACTGTGTAGATATACGCCCCGTTGATCTTGCGCGGCGTTTATTTATCGTTACCTATTCGAACGGCGAGGAACGAGAGGTAATGTTCAAGCGTTATATCGGCGGAATGGACCACGGCTGGAATGACCCAGCGGTGCTTTTGGTATTTGGATGCACGGATGAAGAATACTATTTGATCGAGGAAAGCTATTGCCAGCAAACCAATGTTCTGGTCGTAGACGATCAAGGTAAGCTTGAGGACTGCCTTGTTAAGAGGTATCTGGAGCTACAAAAGAAGTACCCGATGGATGTCATTTGGGCAGACCCTTCTGAGCCAGAAGATATCTCTACATACCGTCGTTACAGGCTACCTGTGAAGCCAGCAGAAAATGCAATCGGACCAGGAATACGCCGAGTTGGAAGTCTGTACAAGGTAAAGGAGTCGTCTGGTCGTCCAAACCTTTACATTGCTCGTACTGCTGTCGAAACGATTAAAGAGACGGGCAATTACAGGTATAAAGAGCAAAACGGTATTACGCTTGAAGAGCCGGTGGACAAAGACAACCATACACAGGATTCAAAGCGATATGCAATGTACAACGATTGGCTCATGTTGCTGCTTGCGCAGAAACGTGAGGATAGGAGAAAAAATGCGAAAGGAGGATGGATTTAATGAGTGAAGTGCAGAGACCTACCGTACACGCTCAATGGATTCCGATAGCAAAAGCACAAGAATCTCCCTCAAGCCAACAACTCCCTGATAAATTCAAGGGCGATTATGAACCCAACGGTCTGATTGCCCCAGAAGTTACTCCGGCGCAGTTCATCAAAGTAGTGAAGAATAGCAACATCATTCCGCAGTGCATCGAAGCATACAAAGTGAATGTCACAGGGTATGGGTGTGCGCTTGAATACATGCCGGGCGAGAGTGACAAGACAGCAAAGTACGAATGGGATATAGCTGAAAGGTTTTTGCTAACCGCCAATATGGAGAAATCTATAGAGCAGTTGTTTCTTGAATTGGTGGATGATCTTGAAAGTTGTGGGAATGCCTATTTGGAAGTCTCACGTGGTGGTGGATTGCCTGCGCTATATCGCATGCCACCTGAATATATGCGTTGTACGGCTCCACTTGAAAAAGTAGAAATGACATATAGACGGCTTGTGCAGGGCAAAGTTGAGGAGATCGCGCAAGACAAGTGGGTCCGCAGGTATGCACAGAAGCGCGGACAGAAAATTGTTTGGTTTCGTGAGTTCGGAGCTCCAGGAGTAGGCAATGAAGTTATACACCTGAAACTAGGAAACGGGGAGTATGGGGAACCGCGTTGGTCGGGGAACACTCCCGGCATTCTTGGAAGCAGAAAAGCCGAGGATTTGAACTTCGACTACTTTGACAACGGTCGTATGCTCTCTATGATTCTATCGGTGATTAACGGACAGCTTGCTCCTAGTTCAATTGCTGCCATACAAGCAGCCAGAGGCAAGGACTCACAGGGCGGCATTCTTTATCTTGAGGTGGAAGGATACGATAAAGGCTTAACTGGGAATGAAAAAGAGAAGACAGATATCAAATTGGACAAGCTGAATGACCTTTTGCAACAGGATGCGTTGTTCATCGAATACACCCGCGAGAAACGAAAAGAAACACGCTCGTCCTTCCGAGTGCCTCCGATCTTAACGGGTGAATCAGACGACTACAATCGTGCTACCAGCGACAACGCGCGTAGGATCGCAGAAGAACAAGTCTTCCAGCCATACCGAAAGTGGCTCATGGATGAGGTTTTCAACAAACGGCTGTTTCCTTCTATTGGTGTCTACCGGGTGAAGGCAAAGCTTAATAGCCCGAAAATTAGCGACCCCGACGAGTGGGCGAACCTGCTAAACTTCCTTGCTGATAGAGGTATCCTGATTGTTCGTGATCTGATTCCAATTGCTGAGGAAGTGCTTGGAACCGTCATCGATGAAACTCGATTCCCTGATGGTTACCTCGATACCCCAATTATTCAACTGATGCCTGCGGCTGGAGCATTCGGTCAGGGTGCAGAGGTGGAGCCAAAAGAGGAACTCGCTTCCGTCGCTAAACGTCTTTTGCGTGAAACGAGGGACCAACAGCATGTGTGACAAGTGCCTATATCTGATTGCCAAAGCGGATGACGATGACTTTCTTGATAGCCTTGACCTTACCCACGCCGAACGCGCATTGCTTGAGAAGCTGTACAAGGAAGGTGAGGAGTCAATAGCTGACCTTCTTGAATTACAGGGTAAGGCGCTGGATGAGGCTATTCAAGAGTTGAGTGACGAGCTGGCTACAGATGCTGACGAGCTGTGGAAAGTGATTTTGCTTGTCCAAACCGAAGACTATTTCCAAGAAAAGTTTGAGCAGGCTGTTCATGATGCTTTCATGCCCCTATTCCATTTGGCAGGAGAATCAGAAGCCATAGGAATTAATACAGAAGCAGTATGGGAGAAGGAAAACAAAGCAGCAGCCCAATATACCGAGAAGCTGAAAAAAATGGTGCCAGCAATGAATGACACTTCTGCTGATCGAATGATCCGATCGTTTAAGAGGGCGATTGAAGAGGGCAAGACTCCTGCGGAACGAGCTGTATTAGTCAAAGAGGTAAGCAAGCAGGCAGCAAGTGGCGAGGAAGGACCATTCAACATGAATCGCGCTGTCACTGTTGCGAGAACCATAACCACGGCTGCTGCAAATGGTGGCAAACTGGAAGGCTGGATGCAGTCAGGGCTTGTGAAGAAAAAGCGATGGCGGGCAGCGAGTAACAAGCGCACGCGTAAGGATCACAAAGCTGCAAACGGTCAGACAGTGGACATCGACAAGCCATTCAAAGTAGGAGGTGAGAAACTCATGCATCCCGGTGACCCGTCAGCAAGCGCAAAACAAATCGTGAAATGCAGGTGCACGATGCAAGCTGTTTTTTGATTGAAAGGAGGTGTATTGAAAAATGGGATATGCATTGAAGGATGCAAAAATCACGCATATTTCTCTCGTGGATAAAGGGGCAAATGGCAGGCCGTTCGCCATCATCAAGGAAGAGGGAAAAGAGCCGTTACAGAAAGATATCCGCATAGCTAAGGCAGACAAAGCAAAGCAAATTGTTTATGGCGTTGTTTATGAGCCGGATACCGAAGATGCACATGAAGATCAGATGACCGAGGAAGAAATCGAGAAGGCGGCTCATGGTTTCATGGAGCGCCAGAACACATACAACATCGATAAGCAGCACGATTTAGACGTAGACAAAGGGTACGTGGTGGAATCGTACATTACTCCTGTAGATATGGAGCTTGGCGATCAAGAGATCAAGAAAGGATCTTGGGTGGCTGGCGTGAAGGTAACGGACGCTGACACATGGGAGCAAATCGAAAAGGGCGAGATTACTGGCTTCTCGATGTGGGGAGTAGGTAAACGTGAAAAAATTGAGGGAGCCTCTTCGGATACCGACGATGAAACGGTAGAGAAGGGGCTTTTGCATTCCCTTGCCAAGGCATTGACCCGGATTGTCAAAGGCGAGGTGAAAGATAAGTATGAGCGTAACAAGAAGTCAAACGACTTCTGGACAGCTTGGAGTTCGTTTTCGAGTACGGTTCAACGCTACAACTACCATACTGATCGTTACGAGTTTGAAAGCGATCCTGAGAAGGCAAGGGAAGCCATACAGGACTTTGCCGACATTCTCCAAGAGATTCTTGGAGCCAATGACATTGCGAAGGCATTGGGCAAGCCTCCTGAACAGATTGCCAAGGCTGGACGTAAGATTTCGGCTGCACGCATGGACAAATTGAAAGAAGCTCATGACACCTTGACCAACATTCTGGCTGAGGTGGAAGACAAGGAGGAAGAAGACGTGAAAACAGATGATGTGGCAAAAGCGCTATCAGCAGCTCTGGAGCCTATTACGAAACAGCTAGAGCATTTACAAACAGAAATTACCGAATTGAAGAAGGATGATTCAGGAGGGCAAACACCACCACCTAACAATCAGGAGCCAGAGGCAGACGCTATTACTAAAGCCCTTCAAAATGCTCTGGAACCAATTACAAAACAGATGGAGACTTTGGCGGCAGACGTTCAACTAGTGAAAAACACTCGTGGCTCGAGCAGTCAGCCACCTGCAGGTGCTCCAATTGTTAAAAGTGAAGCACCAAGCTATATGAGTTTGATGAATGGAGGCGGCCAATAATATGCGTACAAACAACGAATTAATTTCTAAAGAACAACAGCTAGCAAGTATTCGCAAATCCATAAACCTAACCATGCCTAAAAAAGAGGCAGAGGAATTTATGGTGGATACGCTGAAAAAAGCATCGACTCTACCAAAGATCGGTAGAAAACATACCGATACACCAAGCGGCAAGCTACCAAAACTGAAAGTAAAGTCTCGCCAAATCCGAGAGCATACGGGGAAAGAAAACCCTACAGGTACAGGTAGCATTGAAACGCCAGATGTGCCATACGCCGTTAAAAAGGTATTCTGGGATGAATGGCTCAAAGACGATGACGTTTGGTACAACGACACTGCTCGTGGCGACGATGTTGAGACGAAGACGATTGATTTGGTGCAAGGACAATTTGGTGTCGACATGCAAGACTTGCTTTTCAACGGAGACACAGCAGCTAAACTTGCAAATGGTACTACCCCAGACCCGTTCTTGTCTGTTCTTGATGGTTTTGTAAAGAAAATGAAAGCCTCTACACTGAAAACCACACTGGGTGCAGCAGAACCAACTATCGATGACTTCGTGAATCATGTATTGTTGCTGGACGAGAAATATTTGAACATGACAGACCTGACGTGGATTATGTCGCGCAGGACTTATCAGAAACTTGTGGCCCTCGTCCAGAAACGTCAAACAGCGCTTGGGGACGTGACTCTGGTTAATGGTAAGTTGACAGAGATTGCGGGTTATCCAATTGAGGTTGTTCAATCCTTGCAAACTGGTTTCGTGGCTCTCACTCCATTGAGCAATCTGGTTCAAGTGTACACCCGCGATCTGCGTTACAAACGTACTGCCGATGGAGCGACGGCAGCTATTAAGGATTCCACTTATCACATTCTGTTTGCCTATGCTGACGCGGTGGTCTTGGAGTTAGAGGCTGTGGCGTGGATGTCGGGTGATAAACTGTAAAGGGGTGGCATCAAGTGCTAGTAAAATACAAACATGCGACAGGCGCTCTTCACATAGGTGGTGGGCGTTTCTTTTATGCCGGAGAGACATACCCAGTCAGCGAGGAAGAATGGGAAAATCTACAGTGGTTTGAAGACTTGGAAGAGGTTCAAGAAGATGACACATCCCGCCAACAAGTTCCATTGGACAAGCACACCGTAGACGAACTCCGTTTTATGGCTAAGGAAGCAGGAATAGAAGTAACTGCAAGTATGAAAAAAGCTGACATCGTTGCGGCGCTAACTGAGGTGATGAGCCATAATAACAGCGGAGAAGGTCAAGCAGCAGAGTAGCACACGAGCCGTTCAGGAAAAGACACCTGAGCGGCTTTCCTATCTCATTGGCGAAGCCAAGGTAAGGATTGAGCTTTTCACGTCACGGCCATTCGTTGAGAATGATGCCCGACTCGAAGTGGCTCACTTCCGTTTGGTTGAGGCGATGGCCCTGACGGACAATGACGAGGTGCTGGGTGCGGAGGCCCGAGGCATAATGTCCGAAAGTGATCAAGGTTACTCTTGGTCGGTCGACAGAGCTGCTGTTACCACAGGAAGTCCGTTGGTCGATTCTTTGCTTCGTCAGTGGATGTCTTTCACAGCCGAAGCGACTGACGGGGGTAACGTGAAGGCGATGATCTTATGAACCATCGGATGAATGATCAGATCGTTCTGAAACGCACAGGAACGGTTCTGGGTGAGCGCAACATCGTTTCCACTACCGAGTTACCCCCACGGACAGTTATGGGCTGTGTACGTGCTGTAGAATCGTCGTGGCAACGTCCAACAAATGCCGATCCGGTGGAATGGGATTATAAAGCGACTCTCTCCTTTTTATTGGGTCAGGATGTACGAAAAGATGATCGGCTTGAATTACCTAACCTCGGGGAGTTTGTTGTGGTTGATGCCAGACCAGGGAGACGGTTTCTGGCTGTGACGGCCATTCAGAAAAAACGGGGTGCCGAGTAATGGATTTCCGTCAGTTTGAGGACCACATGAGGCGATTTAACAGGGAACTACCTGACATCATGCAGCGCATCTATTACCAGTTGGGGGAAGAACTACTCAACCATGTTATTGATGAGCTCGACAACCAAGACCTGATTGATACAGGGACCTTGTGGAATTCCTTCACGCAAGGCGATCAGAATAACGTTTGGCAGTTCGATGGAGACCGGAACACTTTGTCGCTGGAAGTCGGCTCTAATCTGACCTATGCAGAGTACCTCAACGAAGGCTATACGATCGACAAGTCGTATTTTGTTCCGGGGTATTGGAATGGAGTTGGTAAGTTCATCTATGACCCATCTGCAAAAGGTGGCTTCATGGTCAAACCTCGTAGTTTTATCGGTCGCAAATATTTTGATATCGCCTTGAGAGATTTCCAAGGCGGGATGAAGGCCCTGCTCGAACGGATGTTACAAACTGAGCTGGAAAGGATGGTGAGGTGAGGTGATGGAGAACCGAGCTTTGTCATGCATTATTGATTTAATCAACGAGGCATTCCCTTCCCTTGCTATCCTGTACAGCTTGGATGTGTGGCTATCAGGGAATTTTAAACCACCTGTGGCGTTCATTCAGACCCAAGAGGTTTCAGAGCGTGGCAATACTCTGTCGTCGTACCAAATCGTTTCCGACGCGGGGATTGTGTTGCATCACAAAAAAGTGATAAAGGGGGGCCAAGAGGTTTATGAACCGATTTTTACCGAGCCACTCCGACAATTATTAAGGCGCGAGCGGTACAGTTATCGCGGGAAGACGGACGGGCTGTATATCAACATCGACAACACGACTTTTCGGGTTCGGTCTGACAAAAAAGACCGGACAGAGATTACTTTTCGCTTTGAATATACCGTCCCGATTCCAAAAACCGATATGCCGAGAGTCCACACATTCGAAATCGAGGAGGATTGGAAATCGTGACAACTCAGCAAGAACCGCGAGAGCGGCTGGCTGCTAAAGCCGAACCGAAACTACTGAAAACGGAGTGGATTGAAAGAGCACCACAGTTTGGAGCTGAAAGGTTCGAAATTGCTGGCGCTCTTTTTGATGTCTCCGATCATCACGTGTTGACTGAGAAAGACGTTTCTCGTCGGTTAACAAAATATAGAGGCGGTGTGTAAGGATGACGATTCAACGAGAACGGCCAGGTACGATGGTCGAACTAATCACAAAAGCGAAGGAACGCATCGTGCCTAAAAGCGGCGTTGCCTTGGTTCCCTATCAAGCAGAGTGGGGAGCTCCTGATACGTTGATCAAGATAACCAGCTTTGACGAACGTGTCGCAGAAACCTTTGGAGAAGTAGATACCATTGAGCTTGCTTCAGAAGGTGGCGCTACGATTCTCGCGTACCGAATCACAAATGGAAATGCAAAAAAAGCCGAGTATACACAGGCGGATGCAATCAAAATCGAGGCGCTTTATCCAGGGCTTCGTGGCAATGAATTAAAGATTACCATTTCCCCATCCACGGCTGAACCGGGGAAAAAGGAGATCCAAGTAAAAGGGCCGATCAAAATCGAGAAATTCTCTTTTGCAGATGCAGCCGAGCTTGTCGCAAAAACATCCCAATCCCTCTATGTTCGAGCAACCAAAACGGGCGATGTTGCGATTACCGATGTTGCAGAGACAGCCCTGACCGGAGGAACTACTGGTAACACAGGGTTAACTTCATCAGACGCTACAAAGCTGTTTGCCGCTGTTTCTGGTGCTGATTTCGATACCATGTATCTGCCTTTTGACGATCCAGCGATTACGATTTCAGCCAAGCAGTTCATTAAGGATCGGCGGGCACTTAGTAAGAAGCTGAGCACTCTGGTTATCGCGGGTAAGGAAGCAGATGACGAGAACATGGCGAAGCACATCGAGCGCTCTGTGGCGCAAAATGCCCGGTTTGTCGTGAACAGTGCTATTGCTGGTCAACACAACAACGGAAAAGTATACAGCAGCCTTCAATGGGCGGCATGGTTAGCTGGTATGTTAGCAGCAACCCCAGCGAATCAGTCTTTGACCGGAGTCATTGTTCCGTTGAAAAAAGCGTTAAAGGATTGGGGCCATGGCGATATCATAGGTGCCCTTAGCTCTGGCACGCTGATTGCCACCCGAGACGGCGATGTCTACATCATCGAAAGTGCCGTCAACACGCTGTCTGTGATCGGACCAAATGAGCGGGAGGACTACGGCAAAATTCGCGTCAGCATGACCATGGATCAGATCGTAAACGACATGAATGCTGTGGGCAAAAAGTACAAAGGCAAGCTGAGCAATAACGATCTGGGCGGAGCCGTCTTCGTGGGTGGATGCAAGCTCTATCTGGAAGAACGTGAAAGGCAAGGGGCCATTGATACCGGATGGACATTCACTGATAAGAAAAATGGTGAAGGGGATCGTCGAGGTTTCTTGTTGTCTGCTCGTCCTTTGGATGCCATTGAATACTTCGAAATCGACTGGGAGGTGATCTAGGAGTGGCAGCACATAACCTGTACCTGAAAAACACACAAGTTTACGATGAGGACGGAGACCCGTTTCAAGGTGTGTTGGAAGCAAAAGCAGTTTTCAAGACACAAACGGAGCCAGTCCACCGCCTACGTAAAGGTGAAACGGAAGACATCGTTTCTTTTCACCTTGAGGTGACGATGATCCTGACCGCACAAAATGCGGACTTGAAGTATTTTATCATCGATAAAATTACACAAGGGAAGACGCCCGTCATACCTATGTTGATTGGTGAGCAGTGGGATAAGGAAAACGACATCAAAGAGCGTATCCGGTTAACTAACATTCGGTTTGTTCCAGAAGAACTGACGATCTTTGAGGCAAAGGCAGAAGGTAACGACAAAGGAACTTATGAACTGCGCGGGAAAACCAACGACAAACCGGACTACCTTGAGAAATTCTCGGAATACGAAGATTAAGTCTATTAAACAATTAGGAGAGTGAACAGTATGAGTAATCTGTTGCAAAAATATCTGGCAAAGGCAAATGAAGCAGTAGAGCACGTAACCACGTCGGTGATAATCGATGGCGACGAATGGTCGGTTCGTAAGCTGAATCTATTGGATAGCCGAGCGTGCCTCAAAATGGCAGAAAAAGACGGGGATTTCGATGCTTTAAAATATAGTGATGCTCGAATCGTAAAAGCAACGGAACACGCATTTCCTTGGAATGACAAGGAGCTGCTAAAGGCATATAAAGCCAAAGATAAGTACGATTTACCCGCCCGACTGTTCAAGAATAATCCAGAAGGGTACAAAGCGTTACTCGGAGCAGTTGAAGAACTATCAAAAGACACGCCAGAAACAGAAGAAGAGGCTATTGACGAGCTAAAAAACTAATACGAACCGATGGCGAGGCAAATTTGCTCGCAAGAATCTGGCTATCACGAAACCGCCTCCCATCGGAAGTCGTAGAGTATGTAGTAGACCCATATATGCAGAAACTTTTTTTGTTCGCTTGTGAAAGACTAGAGGCAGAAGCCGGGGAGGGATGACAGCTTGTGCCTCCTTCTTTCCCGAGCGACATGACACCATGTCATTGGGGAGAGAAGATTCTCGGGAGGGGTTCATGTGTTGTCGCTCATTGGATTATTACTATTTTTAACCGGATTGTTTTTTATGGTAGTCGGGCCTTTCGCTATCATAAAGAAGGCACCGAAAGAGTGGAGGTTCTTGAAAAAGTTTGGAGTAGGGATCATGTTGATGGTTATTCTGGAAGCAGTCAGTGGTTTTACAGCATGGATAGGACTCTTATTATTATAAATATGAGACGTCAGACGCCTATTTAATGGCGTCTTTTTCGTTTTGGGCTGGAGGTGAACCGAATGAACCGTCTTGGCGTAACAGCGGTACTTGGCGCACGAAATCGAATTTCACCGGAACTGTTAAACATCGTCCGCGCCTCACGTGTAGCTAGGAGAGAACTTGGACACTTGGATCAGTCCACGCAAGATGTTGCGGATGAGTTGCGAAATGTACGACGGGCAGCTGAGCAGAGCGAACAAGCTTTTCGACAAGAAATACAGGGTATGCGACGCGAAGTGGAGCGGCTTGAGACCGAGTTACGCTCATTGAGCAGTACCAGAGCTAGGCCAACGATCACCGCGGATAATCAGGCAGAGAGAGAAATCGCAAGGGTAAGAAATGAAGTAAGGGACCTCAACGGTACGAAAGCCGAAGTTATTTTGACGGCTGCTGTGACGGGTGCAACTGCTGGTGCTGGAATGGTGGGGGGAATCGGATTATTCGACCAAATCGTGGCTTCTGCTGAGGCCGAAGCGCGTAGAGCTGTGATCGGGGCCACCAAAGAAGAGATGGCGAGGTACAGAAAACAAGTTACCGAGATGACTGCCCTAAATAAAAATGTGGACAGAGCTACCGTTTCTGATCTGCTCACAGATTCAGAACGCTATTCTGGCAAGGCTGGCTTAAATCAAGCAAGCGCCTATTTAATGTCTCAGCAAGCATTGAAGCTAAATGCAATTCGGCCAGACATGGGTGGTGTCGAAGAGTACCAAAAGACGATGTTCGCCATGCAAAACGCATGGAAAGACATTAAGGACACTGGACGATTCGGCGATACCCTTGCACGGGTCGCCAAGAACACCACGGACATTCGAGGCGAGGCACTCGATAGCCTGATCGAGTACAGCGTGCAGGTTACGAAGTTTTTAGATACACCGGAGAAGCTGGCTGCGTTAATGGAAGAAATGAACGGCCTGTGGTCTATAGATAAAGGCTTTGATGCACTGAAGGAAACGACACTGAAGTTGTACAACGAAGGCGACCTGACAAATGCATTGAAAACAGCATACGAATCCATGGGGATTGAGTCAAAAGAAGCGCAGAAACAAGCAGAAGAGGAAGCGAAGACTGTACAAAAGCTAATTTCTTCTGGGGACATTGCGAAAAGACAAAGCGCTGTCGGTATGCTGATGCAGACATTCGGCTCGATCAAAGACGAAGAAGTGCGTCAAGCGTTACTCAATGAGATTGGTTCGGGGCCGGGAGAAGACCTGGGCACAAAGGCGTTTGCTGAACTCTTACGTAAAGCCGGGGGAATCAGTCAAAGTCAGCATGATCAATACAAATTAAAAGGCGAGCTGGACAAAAGCTTCCAAGTCTACAAGGACAGCAACCCACTCAAAGGTTTTCAACAGGCAAAAAATACGCTGATCAATGAGTTTATTGAGCTGGGTGTGGTTGTGGGACAAGACCTTGCCCCAGCCATGGAATTCTTAGCTGCCAAAGTGAAATGGTTCAAAGAGAAACTAGATGGCATGTCTTCAGGAGGGGCACTTGCCACACTTAGCCTTGTAGTTGGAGGGGTAGCAGCTGGGCTGTGGGGACTCAAAGCGGCAGTCCTAGCTGCAGCTAGAGCCTTGCGGGATTTAGCATTAAGCCAATTTTCTCAAGATGTTGGTGACGCAGCGAGTGGTGGTGGAACCGGAGAGACAGGGAACCGGAGAAATAGGCACCGGAGAACGATAAGGCGAGAAGACCTTCGAAGGGGAGCAATTCGACGCGCTGGTGGTACGGTCGGGGAGTCTGCATCCGATATTGCATCGAGAGCGGGGGCTATGGGCTCAAGATTTTCTATGTTATCGAAAGTGATGAAGAAGGTGCCCGTGATTGGCGCATTGCTAGGTGCTGTTGACGTGGTTACTACAGCGGCTACCGAAGGAAATAGCAAAAACCTGTGGGGATCAATTGGTGGGTGGTTAGGAGGAGTTGGGGGAGGTGCCTTAGCTGGTGCTGCACTGGGTAGTGTGGGAGCTGGCCCCATCGGAACATTTGTCGGAGGCATAGTAGGTGCAATCGGTGGAGCTATCGGTGGGGAAGCCTTCGGGCAGTGGCTGTTTGATGCTGCTGAAGACGGAATGGGAGCTATTACTCAGTACGCGTCTGGTATTTCCACAAAAATAGATGGATTTCTCGCCCCAGCAAAGCAAGAGTTTGACCGATTTTGGGGCAACATGCCTGACGGATTTGTTGCTTCCCTTGGTTATATCGTCGGATATGGTAGCGAAAAGTTCAGCCAACTACGCGACATGGGGTGGCAAAAAGCAGGGGAACTTGCAATTGCGATGGGCCAAAAAGGAATAGAAATCAAAGACGCATTTGTTGGTTGGGTCAGCACCTTGCCTGGCTCGATAAAAAAATGGCTGGATGAAGCCGCAAAAATGTTTGATCAGTTCATCGTTGACGTGCAGACGTGGTTCTCCAATCTGCCTAACACCATCGAAACTGGTATCACAAGCACGTTCCAAGATTTGGCCAGCGGCTTTACTCTTGGGAAGACGACAGCTAAAGCGAAGCCATATGCAAACGGCGGGGTAATCGACAGACCCCACCTTGGGTTGGTCGGTGAAGCTGGACCTGAGGCAATCATACCGCTTTCATCTGGTAGAAAGAATCGAGCCTACGAACTGTGGAAGCAAGTTGGGGCGCGGCTGGGAATTGATACGAACAAGTGGGAAAACCGTGTTGCAGCCGTGAAGGGATTCATTGACGACAATAACGATCCGATCGGTTATGCAGCAGGAGTAGTCGAAGGCACGAGCAACTCTTTCAAAAAGATGATCAAGCAGCGTTGGAATAATTACCATGCCAGCATGTCGTCAGCAACGAGTATCAACGATGCTATGCGGTTACGAGCAGACGCACACCGTACGAGAAATTTAGACTTCAAGTTCGGCAAGGTGATGAAAGTAATTGGCAAGGCAGTAAAGCCTATCGGTTATGCCATGGACGTATGGGACATTGCTAACGCAGATAATAAGCAAGAAAGGAACCGGACGATCATGAAAGTGATCGGCGGTATGGGAGGCGGCGCGTTGGGTGGTGTCATAGCTGGAGCAGCACTTGGGTCCTTAGCGGCTCCGGGAGCGGGAACAATGGCTGGTGGAGCTCTTGGCGGCTTGGCAGGTACGGTAGGTGGCGAATGGTTAGCTACAAGCCTTTATGACAAGTACCAAGAACCCATTGACGGGGCTATTGATAACATAGGTAGCATGATTGGAAACGGCTACGCAAATACGAGAAATTGGCTGGGGAACAAGGTACAATCTGCGAAAGACAACATCCTTGGTGTGGGTGCTGGTCTCTCGAACTTATTTGGCTGGGGGAAGAAGTACGCCAACGGTGGAATGATCAACAAACCGCATTTGGGACTCGTCGGTGAAGCCGGGCCAGAAGTGATCATCCCTCTTTCAGCCGGTAGAAGAAAACGCGCGTTGGAGTTGCTGGGTCATACCACAAGGAAACTTGGGGTAACTCCGTATGCAAATGGCGGTATGGTCGGGCCGTTGCGTTCTTCGTTTGGTTCCAATCAAGCGAAAGTTGTTCAGGTGAAAGTCGACGCGCCTATCCAACTCCATCTGCATATCTCAGGCGATATCAACCAAGAGAAGTTCATCGCCTTGTTGAAATCACCCGCAGTTATGAACCAGTTATCACAGTCGGTGGAAAAACTGATCGTTGATGCAGTGGAAACGAACGGGGGTGCCGCATGATCCGTCTACAAGGCAAATACAGGCTGACCTTTCCAGTTACACCCGGAGAAGTACAGTTCAAGGGTTACGGGAGTGATGTAGAGGCAACTACGTCCATCACGTTGGACTCATTAAACCGTTACACGGGAAGAAAAGCAAAATCTATCGCATTTGAATTTCTGCTTCCTGGAGACCCTGAAAATCCACTGGTGGAGGTCGAAGGATATCAGGGGCCGAGGGAGTGGCTTGCTGGTTTGGATCGATTGTCGCATGCGGAAGTTTTGCTAACGATCAACGAATTGAATCTGGCGTGGAACGTCCTCATTGGCCCGTGTGAAGGCAAATTCTCGGGGATTAATGGGAGCTTTAGAGGGACAATTGAGTTTCCTATCTATATCAAATCGGATTTTGTTTCTTGGTCAAATTCCAAGCAAGTATTACAACCAAGCAAAGTCATCACTAAGCAAACGAGTAAACGTGCAAATACAACAGGGAAGAAAGCAAAAAAGAAGGTGTCTCTCATTGAACCTGCTGTCCAGGAACAACAAAAACAAAGGATCAACCAAAAATTAACAGGATTTACTCCGTAGAAAAGGGGTGAGGGCGCAGCATGAAAGTAATCTATGGCCACGATGCTTCAAGGGTCGATCTTACAAAGGCGACGCTGGAACTATCTTGGACCTCATCACGAGGACAAATCGCACAGAATGCGGATATCAACATACGCCAAGCCCCGCCCTTACAATCGGCGGGTTTTTTGATGCTTTTTTCGGGCTTTGAACCGAAGGAGTCGATGCAGTTTTTTCATGGTCCGATCGTCCGGTTTGAACGAGACGATAAGACAAGCGACCTCTCTGCCACCGCTTACGAGTTGAGCTGGTACTTGCAAAAGAACGAGACTTCACGGATCAAGCTGAATGGCGATGCTGGAAGGGAGTTAGAGCGCATTGTGAAGGCAACGGGTATCCAGTTTAGTTGTCCTGCCTTTGGTTTTGACATCAAGGAACGTCTTTCTTCTCAGTCTTACGCGTCCTTGTTTACGTCTCTGACGGAGAAGGCTTATGAAAAGACGGGAAAGAGATACTTCATTCAGCATTTACGCGACAAACTGACCGTACTACCAGAAGGCGGGAACAAAGTCGTTCCTATGTTTCAGGCGAACATGTTAGAGAAAAGTGCCACAGGGGAGAGTATTGAGGAAGTATATACGGTGGTCACCGTTGAGAAGTACAAAGGGGATAGCCTAGCATCTAGCGTCACCAAAGAGAACGCGGGATTGATCAAGCAAATCGGTAGAATGCAAAAGATGATCGATGCGGGAGAAGAGAAAAACATATCTTCCCTTGCTTCGAAGCAACTCACCGAATTATCGAAGATACCAAAAACACGTACAATCACAGTCAGGCATGAAGACAATAACGCTGCAAGACTTCGCGCGGGCTGGCTCATCAAGATCATGGAAAAGGACAAAAAAACAGTAACCGATTGGATTGTGACAAACTGCAACGCCAGATGGAAGGGCGGTCAATATTCGATGGATTTGCAACTGGAAAGGAGGGCTTAGTATGCATGCAGCTATTGCAAAACTGAGAGGGATCACACAGGACGGCATCGAGAACACCCAAGGGGAGTTTGGGAGACTCTTGTCGCTGTCGCCCCTGTCCGTCAAGCTTGATGAAGACCCAACACCGTTGGAACGGGATGAAATTGTTACCTTGCGCTCAGCCCAACTACGCCAAGAGGATATAGGGAAGATGGTTGCTTTAATTTCCTGCACGAACGGTCAATATCTCCTCATTGGGGTGGTGGAGTGATGTTTCCCACTCTGGAAGGTGATGAGACACAACTCATTCAATCTGTGGACGATCCAATTCCATGGACATATAAATTTGACTGGACCACAAAACAACTAATGCAAGGACCAGATGGGCGGTATTTGAGGACGACTACTTATGCGGAGTACCTGGAAGAGACAGCAAAGAAAATCCTGAATACGCGTCGTTTCCGGTATGAGATTTATTCGGAACAGTATGGTGTGGATTTCCTCTTTGAAGTGGGGAGAATGCGCTCAGTGATTTCGTTGCCAATTATTAAGACACAGGTACAAGAAGCGCTTGAGGCTCATGGTGAGATTGAGCATGTGGAAGTGTTCGGAATAAAGTTTGAGGAGAACCGATTGGTTTTTTCACTCGAAATTGAAGGCATAAGGGGCAAAACCCGATTGGAGGTGAATGCATGGCAACGATAGAAAAACCGACCATGCCCATTCTACGTGAGACGCCTGATCAAATCTATCAGCGTATGGCTAACCGGATGTTGGCCATCGCACAGTTGCGTGGAGACACGCCACCAGCGACAGAAGAGGGAGAAATCTTTTATGACCTCGGATATCCGATTGCGGAGGAAATAAGCGATCAACAACAGCTGTTGGAGTATGGGTTTCTCCAGCGGTTCCTGCCTTGGGCAGACGGAGAGTTCTTGGATGCTACAGGAGTGTTTTTCGGCTTACCTCGTAATGAGGGAGAAACGGACGACGCCTACCGACAACGCCTTATACACCGAGCCCGCACTGAAGAAGGAGACGGCAGACGACAAGACTACGAGCGGTGGGCGCGAAATATTGATGGGGTGGGCGGGGCAGTTGCTATCGAGAAGGCGCGGCATGACCTATCTATCGACGTGTATATCACAGACCTGACAGGCAATCCTGCAGGGCAGGAACTGGCTACGAGTGTACGGACGAAGCTGGAAGACAAACGAAGGGCCTTGCATGACTTGCAGGTGTTACCCGCGAAAGTGTATCCGGTGTCTATCGCTGTAAAACTTGTCTTGCGACCAGACGCAGAATCCGAGAAGGTCAAAGACCAAGTTACCACACAAATCAAAACCTACCTAAAAGGGCGTTCTCAGATCGTGTACCAGCAGATCGGGGCGCTCTTTTTCGTAGACGGCGTTATCGACTTCACGAGCTACACCCTGAACGGCGGCGAGCTGAATTTAACGGTTCCGGCTGATTCTGTATCAACCTTAACCATGGCGGTGGCAACATGATACCTGAGCGTTATAGACGCACGCTACCACCGCAATGGTACGAGAATAATGTGGCAGAATACCATTTCGAAGGATCGGCAGAAGCAGTCGATGCTTTCGATGCGCAGCGTGAGGATATCCTACAGCAGTTTAGCCCATGGACAGCTACGTGGGGACTGGATATATGGGACTGGATTTATTTCGGAGAAAAGCAGCTGCTAACTATTGAGGAACGACGGAAGAATATTCTTACCCAGCACTGGGCCAGATTACCTTTTACCATGCCAGTTTTACAGTCATTGGGCAGGGCGGTAGGCGAATTGGTTTCTGTCTCTGAGGACTTCGCAGCGAAGGAGATAGTTTTCTCCTTTCAACAAAACACACCAGTTGATCTATTAACTTTACACAGGACTTTTGAAAGAATGAGGCCCGTTCATGTAAATAGGGAGAGAATCATCATCCAACAAAGTGGAAGCCTTATTTTTTCTACTGGAACTATGCAAGTGTTGGAAACAATGCCATTGTTCTGTGGTTCATTCCATGCAGGAGGTGAAAACGATCTATGCTAACCGAACACGCGCTGACAAGACAAACGAACAGTCTCGAGTCGATATTTTTCAGTGCCGAAGTCGAACTAAACGGAACATTTCAGCCTGCGGAGCTCATAAAAACGAGACAAAGTAGTAGCAAAGTTACTTTCTTGATACGGCTGCCTGTCTCTGAAACGGGCATCGTTACAAAACGGATTGTTAGGGATGAGAACGGAAAGATCGTGTGGCAAGATACTGTTTACTTTTTGAAGCCAGCCCGAGAAGTCGCTTTAAGTATCCCTATTGAGTTGAAATGGAAGGTCGGTGAATAACGTGGCATACCAAAAGCAGACGCATGTGAACAGGTTTGTCGACCGACCTAACACATACGTTATAAAAGAAAACGGAGACGGAACAGTTTCAATCGTTCCAGCGTGGCAACAGATTGCAGGAACACCAGTGGATGAGTTTAGGCTGAATCATATGGAGGACGGGATTGAAGGGGCGCACTTGCTGTATGCCCGTTTAGAACGACGAGTGACTCGGGTAGAAGCTTATCTTGATTTAGACAGTCATGACGTAGAAGGAGCTCAAGCGAGATTTGCCGACACGTACGATGGCGTAGACGACCCAGTATTAAAACTGGATCAAACAAAAACGTATGTGACAACAGCGTTAACCGCCAAAGCCTCTTCTATTGCCGTTGCAGTAGCGTCAACGGCTGGCTTTACAGTAGGACAAGAGGTTACGATTTGTGATGATGTGTCTTTTGAGAATCAGAAAATCACTGCAATCGGAACAGGGACACTTTCCTTTGCTTCGCTGGCAAACAACTACAAAAAAGGTGCTCTCATCGGTCGCTCTACCATCTATCGGGATGCAGCAGCACAAAAAATGCGGATCGGTAGTTGGGGAACGCATACTGTGACTATTACCCAAGTGTAGGAGGTGGGCTTGTGGGAATTAACTTATTAACACCAGATCAGTCTACTGGAGCAACCGGAACAACCGGAATGATCAGAGGTGACGATTATGCGTCCTTACAAAGGATCGAGAATGGCGGCATCAACGGTGGTCCTTGTCTTTATGTGAAGAGATTTGCAAATCAAATAACAAACTTTCATATTACGTTACGGACAACTGCGATTTCAGTTACACCCAAAAAGGAATATGAGCTTATTGTTTGGTTGAGACAAGCAAATCCAAAACAGGGGCTATCTGCAAGAATTGACTGGCACTCAGACAGTGACTACAGTATGAGTACCCTTATAGGGAAGACGGATGCAGTTTGTGAGAATCCTGACAAATCAGAAGCCACCTATGACAGGTACTATGCGAAAGGTGTCGTGCCTTCAGGTGCCTATTACGCAGTGCTGGTTGCTGAATATTACACAGGTTCTACGAGTGATCCAAAAGAACTTTATTGGTCGAATGCTCATTTTGGTGCAGCCAATATTAGGCCTACCATTTCAGTATCGACGGAGAATAACCTTGTGTTGACGGAAGGAAATATATTCTCGGTTCAAGGAAGCGCTACAGACATCGACAATGGGAATGTGGTTACAGTAAAGTACCAAATCAATAACGGCACCCCTCGGGCGGCGCAATCCGGTGTATCTAACGGAAGCACGCCCATTTCTTTTGCCAAGCCTCTAACCTACAGAGGGGGACGCTTGTACGATGGCGCCAACGATGTGTCAGGGCTTCTTGCGGAAGGCACCACGTACACGCTATCCGTCTGGGCTGAAGATGATCAAGGCGGGAAATCTGATATTGTTCCCCGTTCCTTCACGGTAAAGCATAATAAGGCACCTGTGCTGGCAGTAAACCCCTTTACACCTGTACAGTCTGGCCTCATTCCACCGGATACTTTAACGCTGTCCGGAACTGTCTCCGAGCCAGACGGTAACACAGTCACAGTGAAAGGAAAGCTAAATAACGGGAGCGAAAAAACGCTTCTTAGTGGAGTATCAACGGGTAACTGGTCTTTTCCGTTCAAGGTAAGTGAGTTACAGGTAGGGACTAATACATTAACCATAACGGCAACAGATCAATTCGGTTCCTCATCAGTGAAGTCGTTCAACATTAATAATGGTGTGGTGCAAACTCCGCTCAAGAAGGCAGTAGCTCGATACAAGATCATACCGCCACGTGGTTCAACGAAGGAAATCCTTGCTTGGCTAAAACGTGAGAAGGGTGATCTTGTCGTGGATGGAGAGGCATCCTTTGTAGATGCAGGACAGCCAGAACAGTATGTTTCGATGAGCAAGAATAGCATTGATCTTACATCATCGATCAGTGAAGACGAACTACTTTCTACTGTAGTGACTGCTAAATCCAATCTAACGTATAAGCTGACTTTTTCTCGTTCGAACACGAACTCTACACAAGCAGCGACGATGATGGTAGGGGTGATTGAGTAATGAGGTACCGCAAAAGAAACCCCGATGGAACGTTTGGCGAACCAGTGGAAACACCAGGGCACGCAGAAGGTCTACCTACAGAAATTCAATTGCTTTATGAAACAATTGCCTATATGGATGCTGAAATGTCAGCTATGCGTGAGGATTTCACAAAAAAACATGAGGGTTTGACCGGAAAGATTGCCTCGCTGGAAGCAGAGCTACAAGCTTGGAAGGGAGGTGGTCAATGATGGTGAAAAAGTACATGATCGCGCCTTATGCGATTCTTGTCAAATCCGGTGGATGGCTGATCGAGCCGACAGGAACTGAGGGGGAGAAAGTGATTCCGGAAGCTTACCGCGTCTCCGTAGCTGAATATCTCGCTGCTCAAGAAGCAGTGTAAACGCCTTTTCAAATCAGGAGGGCGTTTTTTCATGGGGAGCTGCTGAATTGGTTCTTTTCCGTTACTTTCAATTTTGTCGCAATATATAACTTTAGTTAGAAGACCAGGTATACGTCACGAGCTTATAATCACAATGCCCGTTGTAGGTTCTCCTCTTTTTTTCCGTTGATGGCACGCCGTGTGCGATGAAAGTCGCCTGCACGGTGTAGGCTCGAACGAAAGCCCTCAATAGAAGGGAATAAGTCGAGAATAGCGATGAAACCCCAGCAGTTGGTACAATCACTCTTGTTAGTGCGAGTCTTTCGTTAATTAGCTTTAATGAAGCATTATCAGATGATACGTTATCTATTACTGATATAAATCAGTTAATTACCAACATTAACAACCAAAATGGAGCAAATTTAAAACATCCCAATATCAATCAAAGTATCGAATGGGATACAACTGATCCTGAAAAGCCGATTCTCAAGATTTACATGGGTTATAACCCTGAAACATGGCACACTGGATTTACTTATAAAGTCAAATTTGTTTCAGGTGCTGTAAAAGATATGAGTGGAAATATTACTTATGAAACGCCATTCAGTAGTACATTTTAAACGTCCATCAGCGGCCCTCGGGAAATCCCGGGGGTATTTTTTATCATCAAGACTTTGAGCCAGCTCCGTTCCTAGCGGGGCTATTTTTGTTGCCCCGAGGGGGTGAGGAGGATGAGCACATGTCAAACAATGAGATGCAGGTACTATCTGATATCCGCGAGCGGATTGTCCGAGTAGAGACAAAACTGGACTCTATGACTGATGTACGTGCTACTGCGGAAGAGGCGAAAGAGAAAGCGAATGAAGCTCTTCAATACGGCAAGTCTGCACACCACCGTTTGAATGAGGTGGCTGATAACCAAAAATGGCTCTGGCGTACGGTTATAGGCGCGCTGATCGCTGGAGCCATAACATTGCTATGGAAGGGGTTGGTGGTATGAAGACGTTCTTAAATGACAGAGATGGCGTCAGTGAGAAGGACTATCTGCTCCTGATCGCAAGCACTGTCTTTTTTCTTTTCGTAGCGATTGGGCTTATTCTGTCGTTGCTAGGTAAGCCTGTTAGTTCGGGCTACCTTGCTCTGCTGGATATGATGGCTCCAGTCCTAATGACGGTTGCAGGCGGCGTGTTCGGTGTACGAGCAGTGCAAGAGTACCGCAAACCACGTTACAGCGACAACGTAGAGGAAGGAGAGGACTACGATGCACGTGTCTAAAGTGGACGAGATGCTCAAAGGATACCGTGTGACCAGCCCGTATGGACCGCGTGCAGATCCGTTTACAACCAAGCAGGTATTCCACAGCGGGATTGACCTGGTTAAAAAACATCGATCACCAATCCATGCCTTTGTCACTGGTGTCGTCAAGCACGCCAAAGAAGGTGTAAAAGGATCAGGATACGGGGGCTTTGGAATTGTAGTGGCAGTTAAAGATCGGAACGGCTGCACACACATATATGCCCATCTACACAGTGCATCCGTCAAGGTTGGCGACCGGGTCGAGTGTGGCGATGTTGTCGGACTACAAGGTAGCACCGGGCGCAGCACGGGCTCACACTTGCACTATGAGGTTAGAATTAAAGGATTCGGTACACATACCGATCCTGTAGCTTATTTGCAAGAATATTACCAATCTGTTGATAAACCTGTGGATAGAGGAGATGAGGACGCAGTGAAAGCACTTGAACCGTGGAAGCTCCAACTCGTAGACAAGGCGTTGGACAGCCTTGCCAGCAAGAAAGATACAGAAGGCAAAGCCTTGATAAACAACGCAGAAGAGTGGAAAAAACGATTACGAACAGAGCCACAGGAGGTCTTAAATGACCTACCGTGGCTCTTGTTTGTCCTTGTGGATCGAGCAACAAACACACCGGATTTTCTTGTCCAACAAGAGGAGGATTTAGATCATGAGCGAAGAGTTTAAGCGAAAGCTGTCGTCCCGAAAACTGTGGATGGCATTGGCTGCCTTTATCACGAGCGTGCTGGTGCTGTTCGGAATGGACAGTGACTCGATTACGAAGGTAACCGCCATGATTACGGCTCTCGGTTCTGTTGTCGCGTACATGGTGGCTGAAGGATTCGTGGATGCAGAGCGTATCAAGAATGATGCAGGAGATTCGGTTGGTACGTCAGAAAAAAGCCAATAACTACAACAGCCCTCCTTCCGGATAAACGGGAGAGGGCTTGTCCTCTA